CATTATTAGGAGGAACGGGGGAAACCACACTAGGTGGAGTTTTTTCGGTGTCCTCAATCGAGAACCCAAATAATTTAGACATGATTTATTTGTAGTCTTTTATTTCACTATTTATTGAAGTACCTGATCAACCTGATCAGAGGCACCACCAGTCTGACTACCTGTTCCTGCTGTCCAATATTGAACTTGGAACGTTACAGTAAATTCTTCAATAGTGTCAGTAGTATCATAAGAAAGTGCAATTTCGGATACTTCAGTTGGGAAAATATCGCGGAACATATATGTTCTGAGTGGTTTTACACTATCATTTCCACCACTACCATCTCCATTCCCAGTATTATTAAATGAATGTTTTCCTTTATTAGCACCTTTTCCAAGTTGGTGAACGACAGCGTTGCCCATGTATGAAGCAGGATTAGTAGCACCAGAAGCATCAGATAATTTACTGATACCATTCATCCACTTTTCAAATTTCTTTCTCATTCTGAAGTTTTCATCATTGATAACAGTAATTGTCCAGGTATCAAAGGTTCTATCTCCAGCAACTTTAAGAGTTCTTCCTCTAAATGGAATTTCAATTGGAGTAATATTAGAGGAAGGTAAAGTAGCTGCTTTACAAAGAAACTGAAATTCTTCTTGAGCAGAAGCATTAAATGTACCCGTGCTGCTGGTTCCAGGCCACGATACCATATTTACTTCAAATAAATTAGGACGAGCACCGCCCCCCTGAAGGGCGGTTTTAAATTGACTGATCGTTTTTAAACTTGACATTAGTTGATTCCTCCGTGATTAGTTTATTATTAAATCAAACTCTACCAGTTACTTCTTCAAAAGAAACACCTGTTCGTGTAGCAACGAACGTCAAGGTAACATAATTAATTGTTTTAGTGGGTTTCAAGAAGATGTCTGCTCTGAATTCATTGTTGTCAACAATGTCAGGAGTGTTATTAGAGGAATCACAAATGACGCGGAAGTCATACAGTCCTCTCTTTGCTTGAACATCGCGAAGATAAGGTTCTACAGCATTGGTGAACGAAGATCTTGTGTTCTCATCATTGAACTCAAATAGTTGATCGTTTGCAAGTCCTTCCAGTGCTTTTTCTACTGTAAGGAATAAGCGACGAACGTTAATTCTGTCAAAGGCAGATGCAAAACCTAATCCGGTTTTATCTCCAAAAAGAACAGTTCCAGTGCCAGGTAATGTTATAATAGAGTTAACTCTTGCTTCATACAGAGAATCTCTTTGTGACTTATTGGGGTTAAATGCAAGTTTAATTGCATTATTGAGAACACCTCTTTGTTGTCCTGCAGGAGAATACCAGGGGAATTGATCAATTTCAGTTCTAACCATCAGTCCTGCAATATCACCATTTGTTGGGATATAACGGAATTTATTGTTAAATCTATCATAAGTATACTTATATCCACTATCAAAGAAGGCGAATGAAGAAGAAGATAGTGAACTGAAGAACTTAACAATATTGTTAGTTTGATCTGTGGTAGAAGAAACATCTACAACATTATTTCTGTGAGGTGAGATGCAAGCAATACAATCTTTCCTCTCATTAGCAATAGAAATCAGTTTGTTTGCTTTTGCTTGAGATTCTGCCTCAGTTGTGCATCCAGGCCCCATCAGAAGGAAATCTACTTCAATTTCGTCCTTATTGGCAAACAGATCGTATCCATCAGCAACAGATCCAAGAGAGGCAGACATACCAGCGTTGCCGGTTCCGCCATAGTCCTTACCATTTAAAAGTGTGTAAGTTTTATTACCAATGGCACTGAATGTCACACCTTGAGCATCTTGTCCAAATAGTCCTTGTGATGTTGTAAAAGGAGTAAAGGAAGCAGAGAATCCAGTTGCAACTGGTTTTGTTCCATGGAAACTATCTTCAGCAGAGGAAACATTTCCGCCCGCATACAGATACTTAGAACCTTGTGCGAGATAATCCTTATAGTAAGTTCTTTCTGGCGATGCTAAAGCAGATACAGTATCAAGTGCTTTAGACATGAAAGTATTCTTTTCAAGAATATTTCCTTTAATTCCAGTTACAGAACCAGTGTCATCTATGACAACAACGTGCATTGCATCACCTTTACCACTTCTATCGGTAACATACTTACTAGAAACGGGTTTAGGAGCGATCTCTTTCCAGAAGATGGTTGAATTGGAGAGTCCTAATGTCTGTCCATCATACCAATCAGTTACAGTACCCGCAGCACCAGCAAATACTCCCAATCCCTTACCAGTGTTAATTCCTGAGTTGTTTACAGGAACAATTGTGGATCCACTCTGGAAAGATCTTAATGGATCTGATTGAACATAATCAATAGCAGTTTCAGTTCCTGCACCAGATACTCTTGATACAACCTTAACAACAATGCTACTTGCACTATTGGTTGAGTCGGTTGTTACTCCAGTAATAATTCCTTTTAAGAATCCATCAACAGCTTTAGTTGTGCCTACACCTGCCTCAGTTCCTGATAGTGCCATGGTAACACCAAAACCAACCGTAAAGTTGGATAATCCTGGATCATTAGTTGTAATACCAATGACTTGATCACCGAAGTCATCAATTGTAGCAACTTTTAATTCGTTGAGATAAGTTCCGGGATTCTTTGCAGAATAGTAGAAATCTGTTGCAGAACTATAATTTGCGTTATAGTCATCGAAGTTTTTGACTTTAACAGATGTGGAAGCAATTCCTACACCAGCATTGGCGTTGTTAAGGTTTGCACCATCAACTCTGACGACTTTTAATCTTCCGCCATATGAAAGGAAAGATGAAGCAGTCATCCAGTATTCATAATGTCTATCTGTTGAGATAGGTTGTCCGAATACTTCGATCAGTTCTGCTTCTGTAGTAATATCAATCGCTTCAGAAACAGGGCCCAGACTAAAGGGGCCGGCAATTGCGCCATTGTTCTGAAGAAGATTATCAGCTCTTCCTACAGTTACATCAACCTCCCTTACAAGTATCCCAGGAGATAATTGAGGAGTCGCCATGTTTTTCTCCGTTGTCTCAGTTTATCTAAGAATATTTAGAATTTATAGTATTTTCAGCGGGGAAACGAGACGTGAACTACCAATCTGGATAGTTCCAATCAATAAAAGGTGTTTGTTTTTTTCTTTTATCAAGTATTCTTTTAATAGTGCAGTCTTTACACTCATAAGAGTATGATGATGCAACTGCTCCTCTATCTTTTCTCGTCCTATAAAATCCTTCTATAAGATTTTTAGTCTCGCCACAAACTCTACACTTCCGATCATTTAGAAGCAGATGCCCTAATTTTATCTGCTTATCCAGATCCACTAGAACCATCTCCATGGAAGCATCGAATAACCTAACATGTTTAACACTGGTTCAAATGCTAATGCTAAAAGTGTATACATTAAAACTTCGATAAAAGTTTGTTTCCATAATGGTTGCTTTGACTTCCATTCTTTAAATTTATTTGTTTTACTTACCAAACCATGTAAACCAGATTTTTTACTAATAACTTCTGCCCACCAATTTGGATCAACAATATCACTTAATAAGTTTAAAAATTTAATCATCAGTACTTCCACATATAATCCATGCCACCAGCAGTTTCTCCATATTCAGACGTATTAAACCATCTTTCACCCTCGTCATCTGTGAAACTTTCTTCACCAAGTCCGTCATCCATGAATCCAAAGGGTGCCATGTCTTGTTCGATCTGATTTTTCTGCTCTTCGTAAAGTCGTTTTCTAATATCCTGATCGGTGAGTTCTTTAAAATAGTCTTGAGCAACTAGCCATGCATAGATGACAAGACACATTGCCAAGTCATCATGACAACCATCCTCTGCTTCAAATGAATTGTTCTTTGAAATAAATGTGGTGAGTTCTGATATAATATCCAAGTCATTGAAAAGAAGTTTATTCTCTTCAATCATTGTCTTGAGATTGAGTGCTCCAACTTTCTTGACAGTTTTGGACATCTTGACGCCAAGTTGTGTCTTCTTACCAGAAAAACCTTGTCCAACTACTTGTCCTGCTCTACCTCTCATAGAGCACATCAAAACATTCTGATATTCAAGATCATAGTGAAGTAGTGATGCTACCTGATCACCTACATCATTTACTTCACAAAGAATATATGCACTATTATAATTTTTTGCTACTTCATATATGATGTTAGGAAATAACATAGGTTTGATATCATTATTTTTGTACTTTGCGACTATTTTATGTGGGAAAGATGTAATATCGGCACAAATAAATGCAGAATAATCTTCACCCACACCTCTTGCTACATCAACTGTAATTAAGTAATCATGATTTTTTTGTGGTTCTTCATATACATCCAATCCTGCGTTTGATTTTAAAGGATTATCATATACTAAAGATTTTAATTTACTTGCAGCGATGAGTGTGTCAATCGATCCTAAGAACTCACACTCAAACTCAATCTTAAATTGTTGCTCTGAAGTATTTGCAATTGTTTGTTCTTTCCATGCATCATCTCTTCCTGGAACTTCACTCCAATGAACATCAGTTGGAATATATTCATTCTTTCCTTTTTCAGAATCACTCCACATACGGTAGAAGTGATTCATACCATGTGGGGTAGATACGATAATTACTTTGGTGTTTTTGCCAGAAGTAATAGTAGGATAAACAGAGGCAAAGAACGAGTCAGCAATGTGATTTGGGACAAACGCGAACTCGTCGAGAAAGAGG